AATCTGGTCGGCAATGAACTGCACCTTGTCGTACCGTCGGGCGCGAGCGTCACGACCGCATCCGAGAAACTTGGCGACGACCATTGCCTCGTTCTCTTGCAGCATGTACGCCGAGAACGTCGCCGGGGTCCGGTTCGACACGACGATGTGCGGAACGTTGTCGATCACTTCCACGCCGACGATGTTTCCCCAAGGTCGGGTGACCCCGGGGTCGTCCGTTGCGACGGGACCGAATCGGGATTTACGTTGTGCCATTGTAGGGTCCTTCCATGTTGCCAGGGTTCACTAGGCGGAGCCGCCTAGCGTAGGTGCAGGGTAGCACCTAGTGCCCGGTCCCGGGATCGCACCAGGACGTGCCCACTAGGGCCGGGCGGTAGTTCTAGATCAGGTCTTGGAGGATGGTTTCGCCTAGTTGTAGGTAATCGTCGCTGCGTAGCGGCTTCCGCCTACCGTCGTGCCGCACGCGTCGCACATTGACCAGGAGAAGTGCTCGTCGGGCTCGTCGTCGGGCTCCACCGTGATGTCACCCGGCAGTCCGGGCCAACGGTAGATGCCATGCGCTGCCAAGTAGCAGTCGATGCAAACGTAATCCATTTGTAGGGTCCTTTCGTTGGTGGCCTGGCTCATCAGTACGGAGTAGCCATTCTCCGTAGACCATCCCGGAGGATGGTTTCGCCTAGACGTCCATGTTCAAGAAACGCTCCAGGGTGTGCAGGTCGTTCATCGCGGCTTCGGCCCGTGCGACCGTGGGGTAACGGTGCACCAGGACGAAACCATGCTTATGCGTCACCATGATTCGACGGCCCATGCGGATGTAGTGGCCGATCGTGTCGACCGTTCCGGCCTCATCGTCCGAGTGGCCGTCCATCCAGGCGGCCTCCATGAAGACGGCCATTGGGCCGTCGTGCTTGGTGGAGTGGGTCCGAGTGTTGATTCCGTTGGTCAGGATCATTGTCCGTTCCTTTCGTTGGCAGGTCGGTAGTTCCGACCCTCCGAACCACGTTCCACGTGGAACATGATTCCGAGGGTCGGCCCGGACGCTACTCCGGGGGGACGTTGCCAGGGTCCCGACGGCGCCACGCGCCGTCCCGTTCTCCGCACCGTCGCCCCGATTGTCCGGGGGGCGAATCGCCGCCGGGGGGGAGCCCTCACGGGGACCACTCTCCCCGCTCCCGCCGCCGCCGTGGTCCCGCTCCCGTTGCTCGTCCCGGGGGACGTTGTGCCAGGGTCGGGGGTACCGTCGGTGCTGCCGCTATTCATGGGTCCCGGGCCCCCCCCGCCCTACACCCGGCACGTTCTCCGGGTCACGTTCCCCCTGGGCCACCCGTCCGGACCCTTACGGGTCGGGGTCGGGCCCCCGTCGGGGGGAATGTCGGTGTAGGACGGCGGTTCTTCGGTACGGCTCCCCCTAGTGGGGGGAAGCCTCGCCGCCGTTGGGCGCCTTGCCTTGGGCTGCATCCCTCCCCGCCCGGACCGGTCCCTGTCCGCCGCTACGGGTCGGGAGGGTCGTCGGTCGGTCGGGGGGGACAGTACCCCGCCGCTGCGCCGTTTCGATTGTCAAGGGTCAGTCGTCGGCGTCGTCCTCGGTGCCAACGAGGGTCATTCTGCCAGGCACAATGGCAATATGCAAGAACTACATAGGCAATGTGACGGACGTCACACAACGCCACCCGGAACCAGACCCGCCAGGCAGCCGTCCCTTATGTATCACCCCGAGCCGTTCATACCCTTATGTATCAGGATGTCCGAATCGTGCCTGTCCATCCAACCTGCCACGATCAGGACCCCCCAACCCTTTCAAACCAAACGCCTACCCTGCCCCCAATGTCCAAAATGCACTGACCCGGCAAGTGCCCAGGCGCCCCAGGGGGGGTAGGGGGGTAGGTAGTGGCTGGTTGGGCGTGTGGTTTTGTGGTTGTTGGTGGGGGTGGTTGGTGGGGGGTTTTGGGTAGGGGTCGCCCCTGGGTCCCTGCCCCACCGTTGAGGTCGTGCGCCGTGGTCGCGTGTTCCATGCCCGGTTTTGGGCATGGAGGGAGTAGCCCCTCTGACGGGCGACGCTGACCCACGGTTCCTACACGGTGGGCTGACTCCCTGGTGTTGGGAGAACTTGCTGGTAGTGTATCAGCGGTTTGTTGTTTGGAGGGTGTTTTGGGTCGTCGTCATATTCCGACTGAGGTTCGTGTCAGGTTTTTTAGCCTGTTGGACGATGGGTATTCGGTGTCGGAGGCTGCGGCGACGGTTGGGGTGCGCCGCGAGACTGGTTATGAGTGGCGTCGCAACGGGTTTGAGTCGGTTGTTGCGAATGGTCAGAAGAATCGGCAGAAGCGTGTCGATTTGTCGTTGTCTGATCCGGTGCGTCCTGACCGGTTGTGCGATGAGGCTGTTCGGGCGTTGGATGATTTCGACTATTTCCGGTTGCGGTATTTGGGTCGGCGTCCTACACCGTGGCAGGCCGACGCCGCCCTACAAGTTGTGTCATGGTTGAATAGTGAAGATACCGAGTATGCGGTTATCAACTGTCCTCCAGGGTCGGGGAAATCGACCCTGTTTACCAACGACTTGTTGTTGTGGTTGATTTGCCGCGAACGGTCGATTCGTATTCTGATCGGTTCGTCTACGCAACGGTTGGCTGAGAACTATTCCAATCGTCTGCGCCGCATGTTGGAGCGGGTCCGTCCCCTACCGGAGAATCCGTTGCAGGGACGGCCTCTTGCTGCTGAGGCTGCGTTGGCTCAGGACTTCGGACGGTTCCGCCCTCAGGCCGCATCGGGTGAGATGTGGACACGAAGCCAGTTCACGGTCGTCCAACATGATCTTGATGCCGTGGAAGATAAGGAACCGACCGTCACCGCATATGGGATGGACGCAGAATTCTTGGGTCATCGTGCGAACCTTGTGATTTGGGACGACCTTGTGACCCGGAAGGTGTTGCGTTCCGGCGAACTCATCGAAAATCAGCGGAATTGGTGGGTGGAAGAAGGCGAAACTCGGTTGGAGCCGAGCGGTTTGTTGTTGTTGCAAGGCCAACGGATGGGTGCCGACGACCTTTATCGTTACTGTTTGGATATGGTACTTGATGAGGATGAGCAGGCGGTGATGGATCGCCGCCACAAGTACCGGCATGTGATGTACCCAGCACATTACGAAGATAAATGTGACGGTAAGCATGTGAAAGATATGCCTGCGTGGCCGGATAGTTGCATGTTGGACCCTGTGCGACTCCCTTGGGGTGGCAGCAAGGGCCTCGCGACGATCCAACGGAACCGTGGCGACGCCTACCGGGTCCAATATCAACAAGAAGATGTAGACCCCGCCGAGGTTCTGGTCCCAAAACTGTGGGTCGATGGGGGCACAGACCACCAGACCGGCGAAATCTACCCTGGTTGTTGGGACAAGGGCCGAGAAATCGCTGAGGTCCCCGCCGGTTTGGCCCCACCGTTGTTGTCGATTGCGACGGCTGACCCGTCACCAACAAAGTTCTGGTCGATTCAATGGTGGTTGGTGCAACCTGCGACGAATCAACGGTTTTTGCTGGATTTGATTCGCCAATCAATGGACGCCCCCGACTTTTTGGATTGGAATGCGAACGCTGGCCGGTTCTTCGGGGTGATGGAAGAATGGCAGGAACGGTCAGCGGAGATTGGTTTCCCGATTTCTCATTGGATCGTGGAAATCAATGCGGCTCAACGGTTCTTGTTGCAGTATGACCATGTGCGCCGTTGGCAACGTCAACACAATGTGCAGATTGTGGGCCATTCAACTCATCGGAACAAGACCGACCCTGACTTTGGGGTGCAGACAGTCAAGAATCTGTACCGTTTTGGGCAGGTCCGGTTGCCTGGCGGGGTGTTGACAGGACGTATCGCAGCGTTGAAACTGGTCGATGAAGTTACTAGATACCCTCAAACTTCTACCGATGACTGTTTGATGGCACAATGGTTCCTTGAACACCAGTTGGCAAATGGTAGTTTGATGCGTATTACAGACCATGAACCTGTAATGTTGCGTAGACCATCTTGGATGAGAAAGCGGGTGTTTGCATAATGCCGGGTAAGAAGTACGGTTCGTCTGGCAAGAACCCGAAGGCGTATGAGTCAATGAACGCTAAGGGTGCGTCGAAGTCTACGGCCAAGAAGGCCACGGCGAAGAAGGCCCCGAGGAAGAAGGGCTACTAGCGGTGAAGTCTGCCGGTGACATTCTCTCGTTGGTTCACCAACGGAAGAATGATTATGGGGAGACACAGCAGCGGATGGAAGAAATCCGTGCGCTCTACAACGGGCAGATGGAAGTTGACCTGCCCGAGTTGCAGGAGAATGAGCGTGCGGTAGCAGCGAACCTCGCCCAGTTGGGTATCGACCAGATGGCAATGCGGGTCGGTTCGGTGATTCCTTATGTGTCGTTTGCTGTGGATCGTTTGGGTTCGCAGTCTGCTCGCGATAAGGCGCGCACGAAGCGTGATGTGGTCTTGCATCATTGGTGGCCGAAGTCGCGTGTAACGTCCCATGTTATTCCCCGGCGGGCACGTTGGTTCTTTGCGTTTGCGACCGCTCCGGTGATGCTCCGACCGAACGGTGAGGGTGTCCCCTGTTGGTATGAACGTCATCCGATTGGGACGTTGGCGGCTCCGTTGACGCAGATCGGAGATATTGTTCCTCCGAACGTCGCGTTTGTGTTCAAGAAGTCTGGTGCGGAGTTGATGCGGGATTACCCGGATCAGATGTTCCGTATTGTGGGTCGGGGTACTCTGCAACCGTATTACGAAGTTGTTGAGTATGTTGATGATGAGCAGATCACTTGTTTGGTGATTGGCAGTTCGTCTGTTGACACCCCGTATCTGCCGCCGCAGGGCAGCCCTTCTGAAGTTCTGCACACGATGCCGAACCGGGCTGGTATCCCGCTGTGTGTTGTGCCTGGACGTATCACGTTGGATCGTCCTCTCGGACAGTTCGACGGGCTGATTGGCGCTTACCAGTTGCAGGCCCGTCTGATGGCGCTCTACACGATTGCTCAGGAACGTGCGGTGTTCCCCGAGACTTGGATTCAGTCGCCGCCGGGTATGCCCCGTGCGGAAGTGTTGACGAACGCCGATCCGAAGGAAGGTGTGGTCGGTGAGATCGTTGGTGGCAACATCCAGAAGTTGGATATGTCACCGTCGCCTATCACCACGAATCTGATTGACCGGCTTGAATACATTGAACGAGCGTCGGGTGCTGTACCCGCCGAGTTCTCCGGTCAGTCGTCCAGCAACATCCGTACTGGCCGTCGTGGCGATGCGGTCATGTCTGCTGCGGTTGATTACCGTTTGCAGGAAGCACAGATCATCTTTGAGCAATCGTTGATGGAAGAAAACAAGATTGCGATTGCGATTGCGAAGTCGTACGGGTCTGGCCGTCAGTTCTCTATGTATGCGCCTGATCGTGGCAAACTCAATTACAAAGTTGATATCTTTGATGGAGATGATACGCATGAGGTCCGGTACGCTTACGCTGGGGCTGATGCGAATAGTTTGACGATTGCCGTCGGTCAGAAGTTGGGTCTGGAAGTTCTGTCGCGTGAAACTGCGATGGCTCTTGATCCGCTGGTCACAGATGTTGAGGCTGAGAAGGATCGTATTACTTCTGAGGCTGTGCAACGAGCGTTTCTTTCTTCGATTCAGGCGCAGGCCGCGAATCCTGATGCTGCTTGGCAGCCGATGGATTTCGCCCGGTTCGGTGAATTGATTGAGACTGATCGTATGAATGTGTATCAGGCTGCGATGCAAGTGAATCGTGAGGTTCAGGAACGTCAGCAGGCTCAAGCGCAGGGGATGATGCGGGGTCCTGAGAGTCAGCCTGGGTTGGCGATGCCAGGTGCGCCGGGTTCTCCGGTGCCTCCTGCGATTCAGGGTGCGAACCCGTCGTTGGGGAATCTGACTTCGATGCTTGCTGGTTTGCGTATGCCGCAGATGCAGACGGCTGCTGAACGGGCACCGTTGGGCGCTCCGGGGATGGTCTGATGCCGAGGGCGAAGCGTGGCGGTGCCCGTCAAGGAGAGATGGGTAAGGCGTATCCGAATCGTACTGATCTGAACCAGAACCGTCAGCCTGTTCAGGTGGCATCTGGTTTGCCGTATGGGCAGCGTCAGGCTTTGGAGGCGGCGCAAGCGTCGATGCCTTTGCCTGATGCGCCTTCTGTTCCCTCGGCATCGGCTCCTGTTCCCCCTCGCCCGCAGGGGCCGATGCCGGGGACTTTGGGTCGGTTTGATCGGGGGACGGAACGTCCCGATGAGCCGTTGACTGCGGGTATGGATATGGGTGCTGGGCCAGGCCGGGAGGCTTTGGCTCGGGGTGTGATGTTGACGCAGGACGATCAGTTGGTGTCGCAGTTGCGTGCGTTGTATTCCGTTTTTCCGAGTAGTGATGTGTTGCGGTTGCTGCAAGTTGCGGAGTCGCGTCAGCGTTCGCAGGGTATGCCCGGGATGCAGGGGATGTAGTGGGTTCATACGACGACGAAATCGAAGCGATCCGACAGAATTCAATTCAGAATGATCTGACTCGCCAGTATGTGACCCAGGTTCAGGGTACTGGTGCGAATACTGCTCGTAATATTGAAACTTTGCTATCTGATTTCCCGTGGCTGGCGATGAGTCCGGGTATCACTTATGCGCTTGGTGTGCAGGGCATTTCTGGTGAGGCTGCTAATGGTGTTGCTCAGGCCGAATTGCAACGGCAGGTGCAAGCCAACCCGAATGCTTACGAGCATAAGGTCACTTCTCGGAGGAAGAAGAAGGATAAGGGCGGTGGCCTTCTAGATTTCATCACCGAACCTATTGGTGATTTGTTGACGATGGAATCACCGATCCCTGGTGTTACTCCTATTGCTAGGGGTTTCTTTACTGGTTTGCAAGGTGGTCAGGATTTGGTGGGTGCGCGTTTGCGGGGAGTCGCGTCTGGTTATGCAGAAGCCCCGTGGTACACCCAATTTTTGTATACCAATCCGCTGACAGCGCCCCTTGCTGCTGATGTTGGCGCAACAGTCAAGGGCGTTAGCCAAGGCGTAGAGGGTAAAGAAACCCTGGGAGAGCAGGTTGGCGGTGCTATCACCGGAGCCGCGCAAACTGCGTTGATGCCAACCATTGAACAGAACACCGCTGGTCAGGTTGCTCTTGCTCTTGCTCGGGGCCAGGAGGTTGATCTTGGGTCAGGTCTTTTCCCTGATCCAGAATCAAAGATTGGGAAGGCTCAGGCTGAAGCGGCACGCGAGTATTCGCCTTATCTAATTGGTGGTCATGCTTGGACTCCCGGTCGCGCTGTCGCTGGCGAATTGTTTGATCCAAATACAGCACCGTTCACCATCATGTCTGGAACTTTGGACGCTGCGGTTGCTATCGCTGCTGACCCGGCAGCGGCGGCATTCAACAAACTGGGGCAAGCGAACCGTGCCCGCAAGTTGATTGCACCAACTACCGAGATCCGTGGTGCAACAGCCCCCGGCTTTAAGTGGTTGCGTCCCCAAAGCGCAGAAGAACTAGTTGCGTTGCGTGAAGGTATCCGCATCACCGCAGAAGGTCGCCGTCGGGTTTACACGCAAGGCGGGACCACCATCTCCCAAGACTTGTTTGAACAGATGGGCGGTGTGGTTGGTCGCCGCCCGCTGTTCAGCCCTAATAGTGCTGTCAGTTGGTTGTACGGCGAGACTGGCGAAGCGTTGGTGCAGCGGATCGCTAGCACAAACAACATTACGAACGGGTCGGTTGCACAGATTCGTTGGGCTTTCAACAACAAGATTCCGGTTACGTTGGCGCAAGAACTTGCTGGCACTACTGATCCCAGCACAATCCGAGTGATTCTGGCCCGTGCGCTTGGTACCGAAATCAACAAGGTTCCTGTTTGGCGTAACGGCACTCAGTTGAACCGTTGGTTGATTGATAATCCCGAGCGGATTATCGACGCCGACAATTTGGATGCTTCGCTCCGCAATATTGAAGGTGTGCTTGTTACCGCAAAGGTGGGCGTTGATGACACCGTTGACGCTGACGGTAATGTTGTGCAGGGCATCCGTTCGATTCTTGATAACTACATTGCTGCCGATAACGCTGGTTATAGATACGCTGCTGTTAACGCAGTTTTTGACACGCTTGCAGCACAGTTGCGGTCTGCTGGGGTGGACACCGCAACAGTCAAAAAGATGACGCAAGTTATCGGTCAGCGTCGTGCTGAGGCGGCACGTTATTGGATTGATGCTTTGACGGGCGACAACGTGCGAATCCCCGTCCAAGTCGGTAATGAAATTATCGAAATTGATAGCCCGTTGATGATGATGGACCGGCTTCGCAACAATATTGTTCTTCCCGACGCCCGCGATCTACGCGCTCTTATCAATAGCGCCAATTGGATTTCGACCGTCAAGGGCAGCGGTTTGGTTCGGACTGGTGGAGCAATCGGAGATTTCTTCATCAGCGGCGTTTGGAAGCCTTTTGTGCTTCTTCGCCCAGCGTGGACTGTGCGTGTCGTTGGTGAAGAAATGTTCCGCATTGCTGTTGGTGGTAGCGGAGGTTTCTTCCGTCATCCGATTTCGTATATCTCTGCCATCGTTGGCGATTCTGAGGTTTCTAATTACACACGATTTGTGATGCGGTTGACGGATCGCAACGCTCCCATGCGCGATGCGATGCTTGACTATTACCGGGGTTTGAGAAATCCTTCAGCAGAAGAAACAACATTCTTGCGGTTCTTGGAGCGTGAAGCAGAAACACCTGGGATCACCAATTGGACAGAGTGGAAGCGTCGGCTTGGTGCAGCCGGTGACGATGTGTTGGGCGAAACCTTCGACCGCGATGATGAAGAAGGTTTGGGTGCCGCAACTAACAATTTGTTCAGGGGTTTGCAAACCGAAACACGCCGACCTGTTGGTTCAGGTGGATACGTTGCTATCGACGCTGCAAACAATCCAGAGGCACCCAGGGCGCTTCTGGAAGAAATCCGACGATTCAACGCTGATCCCGAAGTGCGTCGCGCTTTGAGTTCGACAATGGAAGAATTCCGTGCGTGGGGTCGCACCGCCGAAGGTTTGGAGCGGCGTCGGGCTTTGGCTGCTGGCCGTCGCTCTGAAGATCCTCTTAGCGCATTGGCTGATGACGATGCGGTATTCGATTCTTGGGTTGAGAGGGTCGTTTATAGCCGTCTTGAAGATTTCACGCAAGGCAATTCTGAAATCTTGTTTGCTATCCGCAATGGGCGTAGAACATCAGATGGCATCCGTCTGTTTGACCGCAACGGGGAATCCACTCGGGCGGCACGCAATTGGGCTAACGATCTTTTGCAAGACCCGAACCAGCCGACTCCTGCTTTCATCAAGGCTCATCAAAGCATTGTGAAGGTTGGTGACCGCAATCAGATGACTTGGTTGAACAATGCTGTTCGTACCATGTTCGATACTTTGGGAGCAAAGCCAACAAACTTCTTGAATCGTTCTCCTGAATATCGGATCAAGTATTGGTCTGAGATTGAAAACATGGCTGGGAGTCTGTCCCCCCAGGCTAAGACAAGGTTGCTTCGCAATCTTGATAGTGGGGAGATTGGGCGGTTGATGCCCGGTCAGCGCAATCGTCTGCGTTCTGTTCTCTCTGGAGAAGGTCAGGGTTCGTTGTCTTTGGCCGACGCTGATCGTCTTGCGAAGCAGCGTTCCCTTGACCATGTTGAGGGTTTGCTTTACACCATGTCGAAGAAGAACCAGACTGCGGATGCTATGCGGTTGGCGTTCCCGTTTGCTGAGGCGTGGAAGGAAGTGATTACGACTTGGGGGCGTCTGATTTCGGAGTATCCGCAGACGTTGCCTCGGTTCCAGCAGGTTTACACGGGGATGCGCGAATCGGAGTTCGATCCGATTACTGGTCTGCCAGTTGGTTCTGGTGAAGGATTCATCCACTTCGATGATCGAACGAACCAAGAAGTGTTTACTTATCCTGGGTCGGCATTAGCAAGCAAGTTCCTGACGGGCGTTCCGATGCCGTTGACTGGTTCTGTTCAGGGTTTGAACATGATTGGTACGGGTATCCCGGCTTTGGGTCCTGCGGTTTCTTTGCCGACTTCTTGGATTCTGCCTGATAAGCCGAAGTATGACCAGTTGCGGAATGTGTTGTTCCCGTATGGGGTGCCTGAGAAGGCATCTGATTTCTTTACTCCGGCTTGGGCGAGGACAATGCTGCGAGCCGTCACCGCATCAACTAACGACCGTGTGTATATGAACACGATCTTTGATGTGGCTCGTTATCTGCAATCCACCGGCGAATACGACATTCAGGGCGATAACGCTAACGAAGAAATGGTGCGTCTGCTTGATGACGCGAAGTCGAAAGGCCGGTGGCTTTGGGCTATCCGTGCTATGGGCCAATCGACGTTGCCTTCTTCTCCTGCTTTTGATCCTCTGGTCAAGGACCCTGAGGGCAACCTTGTGATGTTGCAGAAGGTGATTGAGGATTACCAGAAGATTCAGAAGCGGACCCGTAAGGAAGGTGGGTCTGGCGGGGATGCGTTCGATAAGTTCCTAGAGAAGTGGGGTGTTGACAATCTTCTGGTAACGCAATCGAAGTCCAGCCGTGAGATTCCTGGGTTGACTTCCAACAAGGAGCAGCGGGATTGGGCTAGGGCGAATCCTGATCTTGTGGACCGTTACCCGAGGATTTGGGCGCTTTATGCCCCGGAGGGTTCGCAGCATGACCAGACGGCGTACGACGCACAGTTGGAGGAAGGGCTGCGTGATCCGCTGTTGGGTCAGGGCGGATTGGAGCGTATCCGTCGGGCGAACGACAAGTTGGCTACGCATCTGTATCGGCGTGCCCGTGAAGCGTTGCTGAATGAGAACATGCGTGCGAGTGAGCGTGCGGATCGGTTGCGTCAGTTGAAGGTTGAGTTGCTGCGCGACTATCCGGGTTATTCAGAAACGCCGTTTGCTCGGGATAACGAGGCGTTGATTGTCCAGTTGGAGCAGTCGTTGGCTGATCCGCAGTTGATGAAAACGCAGGCTGGTCGGGGTTTGGCTGAGTATTTTGTGTTGCGGGCGCAGGCTCAGGCTGGGTTGGCTCGGGCTGGTATTGCTTGGCCCCCTGCTTCTAAGGCGGCGAGTGCTGTGCGGGATGCGTTGTTGCGGGCGGGCGAGTCTTTGCGTAACAAGTATCCTGCTTTTGGGCGTATGTGGGATGAAGTGTTGCAGTACGAGATTGATGTGGAGTGAGGTAGATAATGACTACTCCGGCAGAACAAATGGCTACTGCTATCGCTCAGGCACAGCAAGAGGCAGCAAACGTTGCTAACCCTTGGGGTGCTTACATTGGGTTTGATGGCGTCCCTAACCTTCCTAAGCGTCGGGTGCCTGTTCTCTCAAATCCTTATTTTGATGTTGAAGGCATTTCGCGTGAATCTACGCCAACGTATGCCAATGAGGAAATTATCCCGATTTACAAACAAGGGTTTGAGTGGTCGTTTGCTTCCTTGCCACAAGATGATATTAGTGATTTGCAGCAGCGTCTAGTTGCGTCTGGACTTTTGCGGCAATATTCCCCTGGCTTTTGGGATGCTTCTTCTGCATCAGCAATGGAATATGTGATGACCATTGCTAACTTTTCTGGCAAGAAGTATGACGAAGTCTTGAATCAGTTGGTTGCTGCTGGCGGGATTCAGAAAGCCCCTTCTGCTGGCGGCGGCGGTGGTTTGGCTGCCCCGACGATGACCGATGAGGACATTCGGATGGTGGCAAACAAGACTGCTCAGGGTGTGTTGGGTAGGAATCTGCGTGAGGATGAAATCAGCGGGTTCGTCCCGGCGTTTCGCAGCATGTTTGCTGGGGGTACGTCGGCGGCTACTGCTGGTGAGACTGTGGTCCGTGAGCAGGTCGCACCAGATGAGGCTGCTGCCTATGGTCTTGGTAATGTTATGCAGTCGATTGGTTCGTTGCTTGGTGGCGGTGGACGCTGATGGCTACTCCTGAGCAGATGCAGCAGGCTAGGGAACTGTTCCCTGGTTATGCGTGGATGTTGGACATTCCTGAGTTGGCCGACATTATTGGTCGGGCGGCTGAGGAACGGTGGGCTGCGGATCGTATCCAGGGGGCGTTGCAGGGTACTGGTTGGTGGCGTGAGCGGAACGCGATTGCTCGTCAATGGCAGGAGTTGACGCAGACCGATCCGGCTGAGGCGACTCGTCAGCAGAACATGCTGGCGTTGCAGATGCGTCAATGGGCTGCGAGTGTCGGTTTGCAGATTACTGCTGACGATGCTGCGTATGTTGCTGGGTTGTCGTTGGCGAGGGGTGCGAGTGAGAGCGAGTGGAAGGGGGGTATCTATCAGGAGTTTGCTGGGGTTCGGGGGCAGCGTCCTTCGACGGTGCGGGATCAGATGGGTGCGATGGCGGCGCAGTATGCGGTGCCGCTATCGGATCAGACTGTGGATAAATGGTCGCAAGATTTGGCTACCGGCATGGTCGATATGAATATGTACGAGTCTTATCTGCGTGAGCAGGCTAAGAGTTTGTTCCCCGGATTGTCGAATGCGATTGATCGGGGCATTACCGTTCAGCAGTATGTGCAGCCGTACGCTCAGATTGCGGTGCAGGAGTTGGGGTTGAATCCTGGGGAGATTGATTGGCGTGATCCGAAGTGGAACACGGCGATTCACCGGGTTGATCCTAAGACGGGTGTGCCGACTTCGATGAGTCTTGCTGATTGGACGAAGGAACTGCGGACGAACGCTGTGTATGGTTTCGATCAGACGCAGCGGGCGCAGGAGCAGGCGGCTGCGTTGTCGCAGGGGTTGTTGCAGCGGTTTGGGAGGGCTGCCTGATGGCTGGTGCGTTTGAGCAAATTCAGTCTGCGTTGGATCAGTATGGTTTGGGTTCGTTGGCGACTTGGGCGTGGGGTCGTTTTCAGGAGGGCGCTTCTCTTGATGTGATTATGATGGAGGTATATCAGCGCCCCGAGTTCCGTGCTACATATCCTGAGTATGAGGTGTTGGCGCAGCGTGGCCGTGCCTACTCGGTCGCTGAACTTCAGGCGTACCGCCGTGCCGTTGTTGGCATCTTCCGTCAGTACGGCATCCCCGAGACTTTCTACGACACGACCGAGGAACTTTCTCGCTTCGCTATGAACGAGGTGTCGGTCGCTGAGATTAGCCAGCGGGTGGCGCAGGCTTCTCGGGCGGTGTATCAGAGCCCCCCCGAAGTCCGCATGGAACTAGAGCGTATGTATAATGTGCGTCCGGGGGATTTGGTGGCGTTCTGGCTGGACCCCGAGAAGGCCACTCCCATGCTGGAGCAGCAGTTCCTTTCCGCTGAGATTGGCGCACAGGCTCTCACTACTGGCTTCGGCATGTTGACGACTGATGAAGCGCAGCAGTTGGCCCAGCGGGGCACCACATCTGAGCAGGCGCAGCGTGGTTTCGCTGCCCTGGCGCAAAGCCAAGAGTTGTTCAATCCGCTTGCTGGCGAGCAGCAGATCGAACGGGAGACTCAGTTCGGTGCTGCGTTCGCTGGGGATGTGACTGCCCAGCGGCAGATCGAACGGCGTCGCCAGGAGCGGCAGGCACAGTTCGGTGGGGGCGGCGGCTATGCGATGGGCCGTGAGGGAGTCACGGGGCTTACCGCAGAATAGTCTGCTGAATGTTTGCAGATATGCGTTGAACCTGCTAATAATGTCTTTGAGCGTGTGCTAACCATGTGTGCTTCGACGGAGGCCGTGGTGGGCCGTTCGACAACGATAGGTCAGTTTGACCCCGCCGGTCCCATACCTCCGTGGGACTGAGTACGGACAAGGAGCGAAACCGAATGTCAGATTTCCATACCGATTCGGACGGAATCGAAGTCGAACCTGAGGCCCGCGGGCTGCGGAAGCAGTTGGAGCAGGAACTTCAGGCCAAGCGTGAGGCTGAGTCTCGGGCTGCGAAGGCAGAGCGGGAGTTGGCGTTCGCTAAGGCTGGGATCGACCTTGCTGATTCTCGCCTTTCGTATTTCGTGAAGGGATACGACGGGGAGATTGACGCAGAGAAGATTCGGATGGCTGCGATGGAGGCAGGTTTCCTGTCTGCGCCGACGCCGGATGTGCCTACTGAGGAACTTGTCCAGCATGAGAAGGCTGCGACTCTTTCTGCTGGCACTCAGACCGTCGATTTCGATACTGATGCGGAGTACCTGAATGCTCTCGCTCAGGCCCGTACGAAGGACGACGTAATTGCCCTTATGGACAAGTACGGTAGTCCTCGTACTTCTTTCGTCTAGTCGGTATCAGTTTTTGCTTCTAGGAGGAAGCCAAAATGCCTGATGCCCTTACCAAGACCGGCTCGGTTGCGTGGGACCAGACCGCGTACAACCGGCTTGCTTACTTCGATCTTCGTCCTGAACTTTACATGGACGGATTCGCTGATGTTCAGCCGACTGCCCAGGCGATGCCTGGTGCTTCGGTTGTGTTCAACATCACTTCGGACATGGCGGTCGCTTCGACGGCGATCAACGAGTCCACCGACGTTGATGCGGTTGCTCTGTCGGACAGCGAGGTTACGCTGACGCTGGCCGAGTACGGCAACGTGGTCAAGTCCACCAAGAAGTTGCGGTCCGTTTCGTACCTTCCGGTGGATGAGGTTCTTATCAACGTCATCTCGTACAACGCTGGCGTGTCGATTGACACGATTTGCCGTGACGTTCTGAAGGCGGGCAGCAATGTCTCCTACGTCGGCGGCAAGACGGCTCGTAACACGATCACCCCGGACGACCACTTCGGTACGGCGACTGCCCGTACTGGTGCTCAGGCCGTTCGTCGGGCGGTCGCTCAGTTGCGGTCGGCCAACGTCCCCACGGTGGGTGGTGCGTACGCCGGGGTGATTCACCCGGACGTTTCGTACGACTTCCGTGGCGCTACTGGCGGTGCGAACTGGCGGGATCCGCACACCTACTCGGCTCCCGATGCCATCTTCAATGGTGAGATCGGGCAGTTTGAGGGTGTCCGGTTCGTTGAGTCGCCCCGTGCCCCGATCTTCAGCGATGCGGGTTCGTCCACCACTCTGACGGACGTTTACGCTACGCTGATCCTCGGTCAGCAAGCGCTGGCGAAGGCGTGGAGCATTCAGGACGGCGGGTCGCCCATGCCGTCGGTGTTCCCGACTCCCATCGTGGACAACCTTCGTCGGTTCCTCGGCGCTGCGTGGTACTGGCTGGGTGCGTACGGCATCTTCCGCGAGGTTGCTCTGCGGCGGATTGAGTCGTCGTCCAGCATCGGCTCCAACTGATAGATGGCTGAGGCGGGGGAGGCATCGGTGATCCCGGTGTTCTCCCCCGCCTTGTGCCGTTGAGAGGATTGTTGTGCCGACGTTCATGCCTCCGACTGAACCGTATTCGCAGACGGATCGGCGTGGTTCTCGGCTGGCGAATCGTCTGATGCGTTATTACGGTACGTTGGATCGTGGCCGTAATGTGTTCTATCTATCTAATGGGGTTGTGACGGAAACCGACCCCGATTCGGTAAGTGTCTTTTGGGACAAGACCGCTGGTTCTCCCTATGTGGTTGAGGTCTGGTGGGGGTCTGCTGCTACCCCGTATACTGTGACAGCAGAGCAGGCTTCTGCTTTGACTGCGGCTGGGTATACGGTGGTGTGATATGGAACTTGTGCAGTCGTTGAATCGACTGGCTGGCACGACAGATTTGACTGAGGTGCAGGCTGCGAATGTGTGGGCGGGTACGTCTGGTTTGACGTTGACTCAAGCCCTGCGCGCAAAGGCCGAGAATGTTAGTCTTACGGATGTGCAGGCGTTGAATGTTTTGGCTAGCCGGGTTGGTTTCCCGGCTCCCCTGGCTGCAAGGTTGATTCCGTAATGACTTTGGGTTCTGCGATTCCGCCGCCGCCTTCGACGCAGTTGGCTTCTGTTGCTGAGAATGCGTTGGAGTCTTGGCTGCGTGAGCGGTCGGATACGTTGTTTGTGATTCAGGAGATTCTGCGTGCCCAGGAACAGACGCAGATGGCTTTGGCGAATATCGTCCAGTCGTTTCAGTCTACGCAGGCTACGGTCGCTGAGACTTTGGTGGAGGCGGCTCGGAGTTTGTCGTCTGCTGCATCTGGTTTGGCTGCACGGGTGGAGCAGCCTGCCCCGGTGGTGAACGTGACGATTCCTGAGATTGAGCCGGTAGTGAATGTGCAAGTTGAGGCGGCTCCGGTGCATGTGCAGATGATGGAGGCTGAGGAATCGGAGAAGCCTGAGAAGAAGTCACGCGAGATTACGACTGTTGAGCGTGACGCAGAAGGTAGAATTGTTAGGACAATCACAGAGGAAGTGGAATGAGTCTTTCTAACCATGCCGAGAATGCTTTTGCAAACGCTCTGCGGGGCGGTGGCAACGGGTCGAATGTGACGGCTCCCGCTGCGCTGTATGCGAAGTTGCACACGGGCGCAGCGGGTGAGGATGGTACGAGCAATGCTGCTGCGACCACGACTCGCGTTGAGGTTCAGTTCGGTGCTGCGTCGAACGGTGTGATTTCGTTGTCGAACAGCCCGTCGTGGACGAACCTTGCGAATGCCGAAACGATTTCCCACATTTCGATTTGGGATAACAGTACGGCTGGTAACTGTTGGGGCGATGGGGCGCTTACGTCGTCGGTGACTGTGGGTGTCGGTGACACTCTGACGATTAGTGCCTTTACGCTCACCATGACGTAATGGCAGTTTCCGTTGCGTCAGCCCTGAATGTTGCAGGGTCGGATACTGACGCAAGGGATTATACGACTGCATCATGGACCCCTACCGCGGGGAAGGTGTACCTGGTTGCGTTTGCGGTCCATGACTTGGGCGGGTCGCCGCTGGTCCCTTCGATCAGCGGCAACAACATCACTTGGTCTCGGGTCGGCAACGACGTCGGCGGTAATGTTACCCAACCGGCGATGGCCGTATGGGCCGGGTATGCGGATTCGTCCGCGTCGGCTGGGTCGATTACTTTCTCTGGTTGCGTGCCGTCCGGGCAGACTGCCGACGGCGCGATTTGGGGTATTGCAGAACTTACTGGTGTTGGGCGTGGTACTGATCTTGGTTTCGTCCAATCTGCTGTTGGTTCTACCACCGCCGACACGCTGACTGTCACGCTGAATGCGTTTGCTTCTGCGGGTAATGCTGCTGCCGCATGGTTCATCTCGTATGACAACGCTGGTGGCGCAATCACTAATACTGCTGGCACCGGTTTTGCGATCACGACAGGACTGGACGCGCAGCAGGCCACCGGCGGCGACAGGATGCGTTTGTCGTTCCAGTTTCGGAGCGATAACGATACGTCGGTTGATGTAACTGCTTCTTCTGCGAATGATCGGCTGTCGATGCACGCCGTTGAGATTCGCGCAGCAGTTACGTATACGCGCGATGCGACCATTGCCGGTGATGGTTCTCTTTCCGCAACTGCTTTCCGCACCCGGTTCTTTTCTGCGTCGGTTGCGGGTGATGGTGCTTGGTCCGCTACTGCTGTCGTCACTCGTTTCCGTTCTGCGGCTATCGCCGGGAACGGCGACTGGTCTGCCACGGGGGTACGCACACAGTTCTTCTCTGCGGCTATCGCTGGTAACGGTGACTGGTCTGCTAGCGCCGCGATCACAAAGTCGGCTTCTGCGGCTATTGCCGGGAACGGTGATTGGTCAGCCACCATCGTCAGAAGTGGTGTGCGCGATGCTGCTATCGCCGGGGCTGGTGAATGGTCTGCTACCGCCGTAGCCACTCGGTTTGTTGAGGCTGCTGTCGTCGGGAATGGCGACTGGTCGGCTAGCGCAACAGTCACTAACTTTGCGATAGTTGATATTGCTGGCAGCGGAGATTGGTCGGCTTCGGTTACCGTCACCCGGTTTGTTGTCGCGGCTGTTGCTGGCAATGGGGATTGGTCGGCGTCTACGTCCGTAACCCGGTTTGTGTCGGGGGAGATTGTCGGGTTTGGTTTCTGGTCAGCCACTAACTTCGGTACGAAGTTTGCGATTGCTTCGATTAGTGGGTCTGGTGAGTGGCAGACGACGTTTGTTCGTACTGCTGTCGTTGTTGCGGCCATTGCTGGTAACGGTGCTTGGTCTGCGACATTGGGACGAGTTGGGGGTGTATCCGAACCTACGTTTGGTGGTACCCCCTATTCGCAACGCGAGTTGGATAAACAAGTTTACGATGAACGGCTGGCAAGGATCATCGCTGACGATGACGAGGTGCTGTTGTGTCTGTTGACGTAGAACAGTTGGTCGCTGAAATCACTCGGCGGGTTGTCCACGAAGTGTTGGAGGCCCTTGCGGTCCCGACGACCGTTGAGGATGATTACCCGGATTGGGACGAATACGTCGATAAGAGCGGCGTGTTGGCAGAACCGGCTTACGAGGCTGGGTTGTCGGGCCAGTTGGGTCGTGTGTCTCCGTTGCGTGCCCGCCTTCAGGGCGAGTTGGAACCTGCGATTGAGGAACTGCCTGAAGATGAGGACATTGAGGCGTTGGCGGCGGGTACTTCGGCGGGGGATGTGGTGCCGTTGAGCGTCGATTCTTTTGGTGAGAGGCGTGGCGGGTTCGACCCTCGGGCGAACCCTTCTTGGTTCAATGCTCAGTATCAGCGGGACGTTGTGCTTCCCTCGCGGGTCGCACCGAAGGGGTGATTGATATGCCGACTTATCTGTATGAATGCAAGACCGGTCATCGGGAGGAAGTGTGGCGTTCGATCCACACGAAGAACCTGAAGGTCGATGATTGTGTGCGTTGCGGCGAGAAGGCACATCTTGTGTTTACTTCTCCTGCGATTGCGGCTGATGCGTTGCCGAACAAGTTGCATGGTGTGCGGTCTGTGGATGCGCGTGAGCGTGGCTGGGATAAGGACATGCCTGCGTATAAGCGGCTGCGCGAGCAGGGTTACCAGCCTCGGGGTGTGGATGGTGCGGCGATGGCTGAGGCTGCTGCGAATCATCCGTTGGAGATTGAGATGGGTCGCCCGTTGGGTAAAGAGAAGGAGGTCCGGCGGGCGCAGGAGATTGCTAGCGAGTTGATGAATCGTGATGTGACCAAGACTGGTAGTGAGATTGGTAAGGCAAAGCGGACCGGCGAGGGAGTGAAGGTGTGAACGAATTGACGTTGTTGTATACCCATTCCATGTCGATTGGGTATGGGCGTATGGGCATTAAGTTGGCTGATGCTCTGGCTGATTTGGGTGTCGATCTTTACGATTCGTTGGGTGCCCCGGCGGAGGGGGAGAGCGGCGAGGATCGGGAGGGTCGTGTCCGTAGGGTGAGGGAGGGCGGGCCGACGAATGTTACGTCGTGGATTTCGGTTCCGACTCATGCCCGCTGGTGGTACGAGAAGCAGTTTGCTTCGTGTTTCACGATGTGGGAAGCGAGTGTGTTGCCCCCGTCGTTTCGGGACACGCTGCATGAGTTCGATGTGTTGATGGTTCCATCACAGCAGAACATTGATTTGTTCAGCCAGTATCACCACAACGTCCGGTATGTGCCGTTGGGTGTCGATTTGGAGAAGTGGCATTATGTTCCGCGTGTAATGCCAGATAAGCATTTCTCGTTTCTGTGTGGAGGGTCGGGGCAGCGTAAGGGTGTTGATCTGGCGTTCAAGGCGTTCCGTACGGTGTTCCTGGGATGGAACAAGAAGTGGGGTCCTGAACCTCAGTTGGTGTTGAAGAACCCGAAGGGTGAGGCAAAGTTCCGGGGTTATGACCGGGTGTTGATGGTGTCTGGTCGTATCTCTAACCAGGCTGAGATTGATTTGTACGGGTCGGCGCATTGTTATGTGCAGCCGTCGCGTGGTGAGGGTTTCGGTTTGCAGCCGTTGCAGGCGTTGGCGCAGGGTATGCCGACGATTCTGACTGATGCTCACGGCCATTCTTCGTTTGCGAAGTTGGGTATCCCGTTGGGGTGGGATTGGTCGAAGGCCGAATACTTCATTTATGGGGATGCTGGGGATTGGTGGGAACCGAAGTTCGATGAACTTTGCGAACTAATGTGGGATGTGTATACGAACTATCAGAAGCATGTGGATCGTGCGGCGGTTATCGCACAGTCGATCATCCCGCAAGAGTTCAGTTGGGAGCGGTGCGCCGAACGGTTTATTGAGGCGCACGGCAACGAACTGTCCCGCCCCTACCAGGGCAACGGTTCGTACTATTTCCCTGAGCATCAGAACTATCTGGTGCGTGTCTCCCGCAAGTGGGAGGCTGAGATTGCTGGGCTGCATTTCATGTGGCTGCCAGGCAAGGACTATTACGAGCCTGCGGATGTGAAGCGCATCTTGTTTGAGCGGGGTGTTCTGGAACCGTCTTGTTTGGATGGGCCGGATCATGGGCTGGTGGAGAATCAGGTGGCCCGGATCGGGGCGTATTCGGCCCATAAGGAATGGTGCCCGACTTGCCATCAGCAGTTGAATAGCCGCCCGAATCAGGCTGATGCGCTAGAACAAGAGATGGAGAACCAGGCTTCTGTCTGGCAGTAGGGTGTATCATGCTATTGGGCGGGTACACCATCGTATGAAAGTTGTGAGGTAGTGATGGGTGCGGTCCGGTGACCACCGCCAACGATCTGATTGACGCCACTCTTGATTGGGTGTTGGGTGGCGAAGATGAGAACGTGAATGTTTTGGCTGGGAATGTGGATGCGGCTGATACGTCGCTGACCATGCTTTACGATCTGAATGAGATTGTTCCTGGCACGATGATTGCTGTTGGCCTAGAGGTCATGCGGGTGGTGGATGCTTCCCCGACTTCTAAGGTTGTGACGGTGATCCGAGGGCAGCGTGGTTCTACTGCTGCGTCCCATTCGCAGAATGCGTTGGTGCAGGTCGCCCCCCGGTTTTCTCGCTGGTCGGTGTTCCGTGCCCTGAACGATGATCTTGCTTCGCTGTCTGGTTTTGGTCTGTTCCAAATCAAGACTGCCGATATCACTTATAACTCGTCGGTGATGACATATGATCTGACGGGTGTAACTGATATCGACCAGGTGTATTCGTTGCGTTATGAGGTTCCTGGCGCTACGAAAGAATGGCCGTTGCTCCGCAATCAGGATTACCGGCTGGAACGCCATGCTGATACGGGCGATTTCCCGTCGGGGTTGTCGCTGACGATTTACCGTGAGTGCTATTCGGGGCGGGCGGTGCGTGTCGCCTACAAGGCTCCGTTCACTCGGATGACCGCAGCGTCGGATGATGTGCAGAGCGTGGCTGGTTTGCCTGCAACAGCAAATGATCTTCCCCCGTTGGGTGCTGCGATCCGTCTTATGTCGGGCCATGAGTCTGGCCGGGTGGCATACGACCGGCAGCCTGATACTCGTCGGGCGCAGGAAGTTCCTCCGGGTGCGTCGTTGCAGGCTGCGGCTGGTTGGACTCGTCTGCGCCAGCAGCGCATTGATGACGAGTTGCGGCGGCTGTCTCGCCGGTATCCGGTGAGGCGGTAATGGCGTTCAACCAGGGGTTCAATGTTTCGTTCTTTACGGGGTCGTCGTCTACGAGCCTAGCCCCGTGGAAGTTCGATGTTGCTATCGCCGGTCGTGGCTACATGATCGACCGGGAGTATCTGGCGCAGACTCCGCTTATCAGTTCGATTCGTGCGACTCGTACGCAGGGCGACGGGTCGAATGAGGTGGGTGAGCAGTCGTTAAACCCTGAGGATTTGTGGCGGCGTTCGCAGCAGTCATGGCATTTCGGTGCGGGCCAGACGTATCTGGATCGGGAGGATTCCAACCGGCGGCAGTTCCGTGCAAGTAAGGGAATCAACCCGTGGGTTGAGGGCCAATTGTCGTTGTTGAATACGACTGCCCGCCCGTTGTCTACTAGCAGCACAAATCTTCATATGGCTGTTGCCGGTGACCGTTTGTATGCGGCCGACGGTACAGCATTGAAGTATACGACTGATCTTTCTACTTGGAATACGGTCACGGGTACAAGCGGCGTTGCGATTTCTGGTCTTGCTTCTGACGGTAAAACTGTGTGGATCGCTGACGGTACTGACATTTACAAGACGACTTCGACTACCAGTTCGGCGTCGAAGTTTGCTGCGAACTGTGGTGCGGACACGATTGGTTTCGTGAAGGGCCGGTTGTTGTATAGCAAGAACGACGAGTTGCATCAAATCACAAACTTTTCTAGTGGTGTGACTGCTTCGATTCTTGACCATGCAAACGATGACATTGTGTGGGTTGGTTTCGCTGAGGCTCCGGGGTTCATCATGTGTGGGGCTAGCCTCCCCACGAAGGGTTACGTCTACAAGGTGACGTTGACGGCTGAAGGCACGAACCTGGGTGCGCCGACCGTTGCTGGGGAACTGCCCGATGGCGAATCGTTGTATTCGATTGGTTCGTATCTCGGGTTTGTGGTGCTTGGCACTTCGGCTGGGGCACGGTTCTGCACGGTTGGCAGCGACGGCAATCTGATTATCGGTGCGATCATTCCGACTCCGTACCCGGTGCGGTGTTTTGAGGGCCAGGATGAGTTCATCTGGTACGGGTTGACGAACTATGAGGCGACGAGCGGGTTGGGTCGCATGTCGTTGCGGACCTTCTCGGACACTCAGGCGTTGAAGCCTGCGTACGCATCTGACCTGATGATCGACTTGTCTGTCACTACGAACGATGTTGTGAGTGTCACGACTTTCTTGAATCGCCGGGTGTTTGGTGTGTCGGGTAGCGGCATTTGGGCTGAGAACCCGAACAGTTTGGTGGCGTCAGGAACGATTGATTGTGGCCGGTTCAACTTTGGTATTACCGAACCGAAGATTCCGGTGTTTTTGGATGCAACGTTTGCTTCTGGTTTCGCCGGGTCGGTGGCTTCTTATATTGCGAAGGATGGCAGCACTTCGTTCTCAACGGTTGGGAACCAAACGACTTCGGGCAATCAGATTTCTGCGACTTATGAACTGAATGTTGGTGCGGTCGATCAAGCCGAGGTCCGGTTTGTGTTGAGCCGGGGGACGACAGTCACTCAGGGTCCGACGGTTTTGCGGTACACGGTTCGGGCGCAGCCTGTCCCCGGGTTGCGGCGTCGGCTGGTGTTGCCGTTGCTGCTGGTGGATAAGGTGCAGACTCGGGCACGGTCGTTTGTTGTTTACGATCCGTCTGAGGAACTTGGTGTGATTGAGGGTTGGCGTTCCACGAAGCAGATTGTGGTCGTTCAGATTGGGCATGAAGCGTATGCTTCTACGCTGGAAGATTTTGATTTTGTGGCTACTCACCCGATGAGTAATGGTAGCGAATTCTGGAACGGCACCTGTATTGTGCAGTTCAAGACTATCTAGGAGTAGATGATGCCTTACACTCGTAAGGAGTACGCTGGTGCGGCTGCGGATACGACCCTAAGCACCGGGATCAATAATGCGGATACGACAATCACCGTTGCTGCGGCTGCGGGTTGGCCGACTGGTGCGGCTGGGCCGTTTGCCATTGTGATTGATGCCGGTACGGCATCCGAGGAAAAGGTGCTGATTGCATCTCGGACGACAACGACTCTGACTGTCGCATCATCGGGCCGTGGATACGATAGCACTACTGCTACCAGCCATTCTTCTGGTGCGACTGTTAAGCATTGCCTCACCGCCGTCGATTTCGATGAGGCGAACTATTGGGTGACGGAACTTGCTGCTGCCGCAACTGCCGCCAACGATTTGATTATCGCTGATGCGAACGATTCGTTGAGCCGTATCGCTAAGGGTGCGAACAGCCGAGTGTTGGCTGTGGATTCTGGTGGCGTGTTGGGTTACACGACTGTCAGTTCTGCGATGATTACCGATGGGACTATCGCAACTGGCGACATTGCCGACAGCGCGATCACTTCCGCGAAGATCGCTGATGGGACCATCGTCGCTGGGGATATTGCTGATGGGGCGGTGACCAGCGCCAAGATTCTGGATGGTACTATCGCCACCGGAGACATTGCTGATAGTGCGATTACTTCTGCGAAGATCGCTGATGGCACGATTGCAACCGCAGACATTGCTGATAGTGCGATTACTTCTGCGAAGATCGCTGATGGCACGATTGCAACCGCAGACATTGCTGATAGTGCGATTACTTCTGCGAAGATCGCTGCGAATGCGGTGACCCAAGCGAAGGTCGCGTCGGGTTATCGGTTCACGTTTACTGGTACGTCGGCCCCGTCGTCGCCTTCCGAGGGTGATCTGTGGTACGACACCACCAACGATGACCTGCTTGCTTATCACGGCACGCAATGGCGCAAGCCGTGGACGATGCCGTGGGGCGTGCAGGGGTACGCAGAGCGGACTAGCACGCAGTCGCTCTTGGCTGGGATGAACGACCTAACCTCTCTGTCGGTCACCTACACGGCAATCGCGAACCGCCGCATCCGCATCACGGCGCACGCGCACGTTAACCCTGCCACCAACGACCAGACCGGCTACCTGGCAATCCGCGAGAGTTCGACAACGCTCAACTTGAACCAGCAATGGCTCAACTCGTCTTTGATTGCCGAAACGATGATCGTGCAAGTTGTCATCACGCCGACGGCAGGCTCCAAGACCTACAAGGCTTCCTTCAACTTCAACGGTGCCGCCACCGGCACGCTGCAAGCGGCAAGCACGACGCCCGCGTTCATCCTCGTTGAGGACATCGGGCCGAACGGCAATCCGGCCTAAACGTCATCAGCGGAACCTACGAGTCAACTGCGTAAGGAGACACAAGATGTTGTGGCGGCGTGAGCCTGCTCTGTTCTACGGTTTGGTCAACTCGGTTATTGCGCTCGTTGTGTCGTTTGGTCTGCAACTGAGCGCCGATCAGATCGGTGCGATCATGGCTGTGACTTCTGCGGTGCTGGCGTTGGCTACCCGCCGTCAGTTCACCCCGCCGGTCAAGCCAAGCCCGGAGGAAATCGGCCCGGGTGGTGTCGGCCCGGAGGCTGTGACCCCGCCGGAGTCGTAATGCTCGGCACGGTTTTTCATTATGCGGTGGTTGAGCCGCGTGGCGATCATGCTGAGTGCGTGGCGCAGAAGGACGGCATCATTGCGATGCACGAACGGATGGGTTACCGCCGGGGCGGTGCCTACAACGGTCACTTCTGCATTCATGGCGAATATTGGATTTCATATTTGGGGCCGAATCAGGCTACGGGCCATGATTGGGCTAACCAGAACCTTCATGCTTGGTGCTATCTGGCAACGGTAGACACACCAGTCACACCAGAAGCAGCGCAAGCCGCCTATGATCTGACTTTGGTAGAACCTTCGGGCAGGGATCAGATTTATCCTCATAGTGCGTTCTTCCCAACTGCTTGTTGTGGAGACCCACTACGAGAGTGGATTGCAAATGGTGCCCTGGCACCTGACGTTCCGAAGAAGGAAGAAGAAGTGGCGAATTTGTATGTGACGAAGCGGACCGATCCGACGCTCGGGATTTGGGTGACGGATGGTGTGTGGAAACGTCATGTCGGCCCTGACGAATGGAACTTCATTCGTTTCGTCGCCCCGGAGAAGGCCAACACCGTAGAGATTTCGGATGCTTGGTGGGATTCGATGCCGATTGCTGGTAGTGGGGGTGCGACGGGCGGGGCGTCGGTCGTTGATGTTCGTCGGGTGGTGCGCGACGAACTGGACAAGACGAGGCTGGCCCACTAATGGACGGGTGGCCTCGTTCTTGGAAGTCGTTGGCTTGGTTTGCGCTGGCGTTGGAGGCAGTCCGGTGGGCTGCCCGCAAGGTCGTCTACCAGTTTGATCCTCGGCGGCGGTATCCATGAGCGGCGCGTTGATTGCCGTGATGACGACGATGGTCGGGGTGTCGTTCTCTGCGGTGATTGGTTTGATGGCGTGGATGGTGCAGACGTTGCATCGGACGAACGCTGTGTTGGCTGTGATGGAGGAACGGTCGGAGGATCACGAACGGCGCATCACGATTCTGGAGCAGTCAATCTAAACTGTTTAGGGGAGGATGACTATGAGTACGTTCGGTGATCTGTTGGTTGACCCTGCGGATACCACCCCTTGCTTGGTGGGTGCTGCCATCGGTGCGTTGAGCGACGCTGACCGTAAGGCTTACGAGGCTGCGGTCGCAGCGGGGGTGACCCGTGAGCGTATCGCTATCGCATTCACCAAGTATGGTTTCCCGATGGCTGTCAGCAGCGTGAGTCGCCATCTCCGTGGGACTTGTCGATGCCCGAAGTGAGCATTGAGTTCTCGTCGCTGCTTGCTCATTGTGAGCAATGCGGCAGACCATTCGCGCCGAAGTCTGCGTCGCATCGGTATTGCGAAACACAATGCCGGTCTGATGCTGCGTCGCAGCGGGAACGGTCGGAGACTTTGCGTCGCAGGGAAACAGGGTTTGCGTGGCCTCCGGTTGTTCATGCAAAGCCGGTGGAAATCAAGGTGCCGGTCCGGTCGAAGAAGAAGCGGACGAGCCGGTGGCGTACTGCGGTGGTGTTGCCCGACCCGCAGATTGGTTTCTGGCGTGATCTTTACGATGGGTCGTTGACTCCGTTCCACGATGAGCGGGCTTTGTCGATTGCGTTGCAGATTGTGGTCGATGAGGAACCTGATGTTGTTGTGTGGTTGGGTGACGTTTGTGATTTCGCATCGTTCGGCAGGTACCGGCAGGAGGCAGGGTTTGCGTTGACGGTCCAGCCGACCATTGATACGGCCCATGCGTGGATTGCGATGACTGTCGCTGCGGCTGGCGAAGTCCGATTCTTGGAAGGCAACCACGATGCGCGTCTGCACACCGCAATGGTGGACAATGTGCAGGCTGCGGCGGGAGTGCGGCGGGCGAAATCAGGTCCCCATGAGTGGCCTGCTATGTCGTTGCCGTCGTTGTTGCGGCTAGATGAGATGAATGTCAAATACGTTGATGCGTACCCTGCTGGGGCTACTTATCTGAACGATGGGATTGCGTGCGTACATGGACGATTTCACGGGGCTAGGGCCATGCAGCAGAACCTTGATCGCGAGCAGGTGTCAATCATCCAGGGTCATACGCATCATAAGCAAAGGGCTGCACGGACGCGAAACCTGCGCGGTAAGCCCGCGTTCGCGTTTGCATACTCGCCTGGCTGTCTCGCTCGGGTGGATGGTGCCGTGCCGTCGCGTAACTCGGCGGTAGATGCGTTCGGTAGGCCGGTGAAGTCGTGGGAAGATTGGCAGCAAGGACTGGCTGTCGTGCGTTTCGATGACCAAGATCGTTTCGCCTATGAGGACATTGACATTCTGGAAGGTTGGGCGATGCACCGAGGTCAGGAGTATTCGGCATGAATCCAACGAATCATATTGAGGAAGCGGCGGCTACATTGGCGCAGTCTGCATATCTGGTCGGCGTGTTCTATCAGGCTTTGAGGGATCAGCGGTTGCCGGATGTTCTCATTGATGGCATTGTGCGCGATTGGCATTATGCGATGTTGGAACTGGAAGATTGGTCTGAAGAAGTTGAGGACTGATTTGATTCCGCAATGCCCGGTGTGTTTCACGATCCGGTATCCGGTGTTGGCTGATGAGAATGGGGAATGTCCGAAGTGTCATTGCAATCTGACCATTCGGTTCCGACTGGCGCAAGACTGACGGCGATTCGGGGTGAGCGGTACGGTCATCCGTCTACAAACTTTGCTCGTATCGGTAGTATGTGGGAACCTATTTTGGGTGTTGATGTTTCACCGCAGCAAGTAGGGTTGTGTTTGATTGCGTTGAAGTTGGCTAGATTGATTGAAACTCCTGACGATCAGGACAGCATCCATGATCTTGCCGGGTATGCGGCGACGTTGGAGATGTTGGCTGGTCGTGAGCCGAGCGTGTGAGGTTGTGATGGCAGCGAAGAAGAAGCCGTGGCAGAAGCCTTCTCCGAAGAAGGCACCGGGGAAGAAGTTGTCGGATGCGGAGCGGGCGAAAGCCGAGCGGTATGCGAAGAAGGCTGGCCGTCCGTACCCAAATCTTGTAGATAACATGCGTGTAATCAAGGAGCGGAAGAATGGCTAAGACTCCTGCGTGGCAGCGTAAGGAAGGTCAGGACCCGAAGGGTGGCCTGAACGACAAGGGCCGTGCGTCCTACAAGAAGGAGACTGGCGGAACGTTGAAGTCGCCGGTCAAGTCGGGTGACAATCCTCGGCGTGCTGCGTTCCTGGCCCGAATGGGCAACATGCCTGGCCCGGAGCGTGACAAGAACGGCAAGCCGACTCGTCTGCTTCTGTCGTTGCAGGCTTGGGGTGCGAGCAGCAAAGCCGATGCGAAGAAGAAGGCTGCGGCCATCTCGGCTCGGAACAAGAACAAGAAGAAGTAGTTGCACCTGATGCAAGATGCTGCTACGCTACTTTGCAAAAGGGGAGGTAGTCGTGCTTGCATCGCTGCATCGGTTTCGTCCGAACCCTGTTCGGCCGGTAGAGTGCAGTCTGTGCGGGAGGCGTAAGGACACGCACGTTCCGAAGATTCGTTGCCCACATTGTAGGGCCTCGGTTTCCAGGGTCGCCGGGGTATGTAACAATTGTGGGCAACTGGTGGGGGTAGAAGCCGCTAACCTCCCAGCGGCTCCCCCCACCGTTTCGCAGTAACACAATCATGGGAGGAAGCATGGATAACCCGGGACCGTTGGAATCGTTGGCTGTCGAAGCCCGCCGGTATCTGTTGCGATGCGAACCGACTGCGGTTCCGTTCGACATGGAAGATGCGGTGTCTGCCTACCTGATCTTGGTGGAGGTAGCGCAGACAGCAGCGACGTTGCGTGATGATCTTGCCGACATGATCGCTCATGGGATGCAAGGCAAGCGTGAGACTGTCGCTGGTGTGACGTTGGAGCGGAATCACAAGACGCCGCGTCGCAACGATTGGGACCACGAAGGTTTGCTGCGGCTGGTCGTGGACAGCCGTGTCGTTGATAAGCAGACCGGCGAGATTGCGTCGGCACTAGACGTTCTGAAAAAGGTGTACCCGCTAAAGGGATACAATGCTAGGGTTACCGCTCTGCGGGACCTGGGCATCGACGTAGACGAGTTCTGCGTCACGGAAAGCACGGACCGCATGACCTTGCGTGTCCACAACTAACAGGAAGGGCGAGAGACATGGCAGAGTTCATGGACCCCGGCGACCCGGGCGAATTGAAGGGTCAGATCAGGGCGAAGGACCTGATCAACAAGCCGTTGCTGATCCAGCCGGTGCGTGAGGACCGTGTGGAAGGGCAGGACGGGAAGCCGTGGCACTTCGTGGAGTGCAACGTCGCCGTGATCGGCATGGGCGGCGTTGAGGATCATGCTGCTGGTGTGCGTATCTCTTGGGTGCGTGTCCTCCCGCAGTTGACGCAGCGGATGAACGAGAGCCCGGGGACTTGGGTGGGTGGCATCCCGAAGGTGCAGCCCGACAACAGCGTGATCTTGACGCCGTTCGCAGAGCGGGGTCGTGCTGCGGCTACCGAATTGATGCCGAAGGTGAAGGCGTTGTTCGCCCCGGCTCCGGTCGCCCCGTCGGATGAGATGCCCCCGGCTTACGAGCCTGGTGAGGAGCCGTTCTAATGTCGTTCTTCGATCCGTCGTCGCCGTTTGAGGGTCCGTTGCAAGAGATTGCGGATGCCTTGGAGGCAGCGACGGACGAGTTCGTGCGTGCTGCGAACGAGAACGCTTCCGCTGAGAATGCGTATCTGCGGGCGTTTCGCCGGGCGTGGCTGGAGTCCGATGGGATTCCAGCCACGATCCGGTCGAAGCATTGCGACCAGTCGTATGAAGTGAACGAGGCGAAGTGTTCATGGAATCTGACTGACGCGCATCAGCGGGGCTGTAAACAGAAGTGTGACGAGTTAACGAATCGGTTGATGGCAGCAATGTCATGGAATCGGATCACAGGTAAGCAGACCTGATGGGAGGAACATCGTGGGTCGTGTCTATGAGGGTGGGGAATACAGGGAGTTTCAGTTTCCCCTTCTGATCGAACCGATGGGTGACTGGACCCAACGGTCGTTGTGTGCAGAGAAGGTGCGTGCCGGGAAGGCACATCCCGACGATTGGTTTCCCCGCCGGGGTTCAGATATCAACGTGATTCGTCGTGCGTTGGCTATTTGTGACGAATGCCCGGTGATTGAGCCGTGTCGTGAGTGGGCAGTAAAGCACAACGAGTACGGCATTTGGGGTGGTTGGACGAGCAAGCGGCTGCGTCAGGTGCATTACGAAACGTCGCGGCAATGCAAGCAATGCATGTCGTACTTTGCTGTGGCGAACGAGTTGGTGGGTCAGCGTGCCCGCCCAAGTTTCTGTTCTGAGACATGCCGGTTGGAGCGGAAGCGGGCGATCAACCTTCGGTCGCGTGAACGTCGCCGCATCGAAGGGCGCGAGTGATGGACGAATCGACTGCGTTTCTGCACGACTGGTTTGATTCGTTGCCTCGGCGCGAGTGGTACAACGATGCTGCGTGTGCGGGCCAGAAGTGGCAAGACTTTTTCGCACGTTCTACCCGAAAAGTGTTTTGTGACTTCTGCCGTTGCTGCCCGGTAGCCGACGACTGTTTGGTCTATGCACTCCGGGTGGAGATTGACTTGTTGAATGGGCGGGGCGGTATGTACGGAGGTACTACCGCAGAGGAACGCCACCACTTCGCCCGAACGTTGAAAGACGTTGGCATTAGGGTAGGTGATTCGTACCGTTCCGATCTTCGGAAGGAGGATCGCTAATGGCAGTCGCTTATGGTAAGGGTCCGAAGGGTAAGGCCACTCGGTTGCATTCTCTGGTCGTGCGGAAGCGTGGCCGGTGTCAGCGTTGCGGTTCGACTGCGAATCTGCAATGCGCTCACATCATCGGCAGGAAGTTCTCTGCGACTCGCACCGATGAGAACAACGCATGGTGTTTGTGTGCGTCGTGCCATGCCCGGTTCACGGATCATCCCGACGAGCATATGGCGTTCGTCGCTGAGACTATCGGCATGGATGCGTTCGATGTGTTGAAGCGGAAGGCGTTGGACAATTCTCGTCCGTGGCGCGAGTCGATGTGGCAAGAGGAAGTTGATCGTCTGCAAGCAATCATTGACAGTTGGGAGGGCTGATGCATGTGTTCTGCGATCTGTGTCGCAAAGTGTTGGATGTGAAGTTGCCGCATTACCATCAGGAGATTGGGTGGACTCGGCCTCGGCATGGTGGCGGCACGAACGCTTTGGCGATGCGTGAAAAGACAGGCAAGTTGGCACACAAGGAGTGTGTGGAACTAGGCAAGGCGCGTATTCATCTAGCACAGGGGACAATGATTTGAGGTTCTTCGTAGCGTTCGTCTTTGTTTGTGTGGCTGTCGTCGGATGGTGCATGTACCTGTGCGACGAGCAGGTTGATTCGATTGGTGGCGCGAAAGCGTGGACTATGGAGGTAGCGGGCGGTGATTGGCCGGACCTTATGGCGCAGGTTCTTTACGAAGTGGGTGAACAAGAGCAAGCAGAGCGAGTCAGACGCTATTACGAATCATTGGCGTATGTGGCACCAGTTGTCTCTCGTCCAGCAGAACGAGTGGTTACGACAGGAGATTGCGAAGGAATACCGTCGTGGTTCCCCGCCGAGATTGCATGGCGAGAGTCACGATGCACCCGGGGAATCGACACCGGAAACGGGTATCTAGGCTACGCTCAGATCGCCCGGTTCCATTGGGATAACCTGTGTGTTGGGCTAGACTGGACGGACGAATCGCAGTACGACGAGTGTGTCGCTCTGCTGTGGAACGGCGGTGCTGGTGCCCGCCATTGGGGAGGATGACATGAACATCAAATTGGCAACGGCGCGCGTGCGATGACCCTCGCGCCCTACTACGCCGACGATCTCGTGACGCTCTACTGCGCGGAGGCTGAGGAG